TTGTTCTTCAATTTTTGTAATTAATCCAGTCGAATGCGATACTGGCCCAACTGTTGCTAACCAAGTTGATTGGCCAATCATTAATGATTCTGCTCTTTGTTTTTTAATTGTTTCAATTTCTTCTGGTTTATATCCTAGTGCTACTAATTCTTGTTCATCGATTATGTATTTTTCTTGTTCTAGCCATTCTTTTGAAATATGTACATTGTTTAGTTTTTTAACAGCAAAGCCTTTACCAGATTCTATTTCTTTATTCTGTGTACTTAATGATGTGTCTTTAACACTTCTTTCTTCCTTAAACTTTTTATATATGTCGTCATCAAGTGTTTGTATTGTTGCTAACAATTTTGCAGTAGTCGTTGCACCAAACTTTAAACCGCCTGGAATATAATCTTTGTATGCTTCGCCTAGTTCGCCAAAATTGTAAGTACCCATGTTTATTTGTTCTTTAATTTTTTCTCTACTTTTTAAATCTGCATTTTCATATTCTTTCGTAAGTATTGCTGTCGCAATAAGTTCAGAAGCAACAGTTTTCATAGCATCTGTTGTTTTTGCACCAACTTGATATACACTTCCAAATTGTTGGAACTCTGCTAATACTTCATTAAAGTACGCTGGTAACCCTACGTCATCATTAACTAATGATTCTAAATCATTATTTTCAATTGATCCAATTATTTTTTGTAAGGTTTGCTCAAATTTATCTGTATGTGTAATAACTTGTTGTTGTCTTTCATCAAGTTTTTTGTTTATTAAAATATCTGTTTCAAACTTTGCTTTAGATGTATCAAATTTTTCAGTTAATAATCCTTGTAAGTTGCTTGGTAAATCTTCACTCCATTTTGTTTTATATTCTTCTGCAAGAGTGTTATATTTTTCAACATCTAACGGGTTATCAGTTGCAATTTGTTTTAATTCTTTTGATAATTCTAATTGTTTTGAATTTGTAAATGCTAGATTGGCGCCTTTTTGAAATGCTTCACCTGTTAGTGTAAATGCTGTTCCTTGTTTTGCAACATAATCGGTACCTGCTTGTTTTTGTGCTTTTAATCCTTTGTCATATGCAATATTAATTGCTTGTTTATCAGCAAGTTTGTTTGCTAATTGTGATACATTATCTACAATTTTAATTGCACTTGCACCTTCTGTAACAGGCATTGTAAAATTACTAGTAGGCGTTAATCTGCTACCGGTTTCGGTTTGCATTTGTGTATTAACTTTTTTATTTTTTATTATGTTTTTGTTTGTAGGTATATCGACCATTATTCTAATCCTTTAGGTCTAGTTGTTGAATATTCTTTAGGTTGTTTATTTGTAGTTGTTGTTAATAAATCGTCTATTCCTCTTGTGCCTACTAATGTTACAGCCGCACTAGTGTAACCACCAATAATAGATGTTTTTGCTTCTCCACGTAATGCACTTGCACTAAATTTTTTACTTAAAATAGATTGTGATGTATTGTAAGAATCAATAAAATCATCTTCTGCAAAATTTGCTCTTGTTAATGCTAAAATATCTCCAGGCGTACCTTCTATAGTAACACCCGACATACCATACAACGCTCTTTGTTTTCCAAGTGCTTGTGCTAGTGCTCTGTTTCTTTTTACTCTACGTAGTGCATAAGATTCTTTTTCTGTGCTTATTTGGTAATCTGTAAATTGTGCTTTATTTCTCAACATTTGTGCATTCATATAACCTTGATACACTTGTCCTGCCGCACCTATAACCGGCAATGCAACTCTTGCCGCATTTGCTAGTGTTTGTAATATTGTTGTATTTGTAGCCACTGTGCCTGTTGTTGCTGTTGACGTAGCAAATAAACTAGTACCACCTGACGCATAAGCGGCGGCACCTATAATTGCTAATTTGGCTAGATCATTTTTTGGAGCACACATAATTTTTAAGTTCTTTTCCTCTCAACTAGATAAATTTCTTCATCTCCTACGTAGTATGATGAAAATTGTTTAAACTTTAGTGTATTTAACCATTTTACAGAGTCTATGTGTTTAGACCAAACTTGTACAAGATGCCTTTTATCTGGGTGTTTTATCATACTTCGTTTAATTAAATTTTCTGCTTCTCTTGTTATTCTAATAAAAAAATCTTTTACAATTGGTGTAGCAAAAAACCAGTACCATACTTCGTCATCCATAACATGAGTTCCTGCCGCTAAAAATGGATAATGATAGTATGTGCCTGTTACTCCATCTTCTAATTGATTAAATTTTTGTAATAAATTTTTCTTTGTGTATCCCATTAACATACATTCCAGTTCGTCTGCAACACGACAATTATTAACCACGTATTCAAAATGTGGATAATTTAGTTTGTGTCTAACTGGTTGTTTAACTTGCTTGAAGTTTTCCTGCGCCAAATTTTACCTCTGTTACTATACTTAATATTGTACAAGGTAAAGGGTCAGTTATCGTGAAAGTAACTTGAGGGGAAGTATGATAACCAGTCATACGCATTCGTTTCATACCAGTAAATGATTCAACTGATTGACCTAATAACGTTGTTCCAAGTTCTCTAAACGGTACAGTCATTCCATCTACTTCTAATGTTTTAGATTGATGTAACTGTATATCAACTAAAACTTTTCTTAATTTTTCTCCCATTGTGCTTTGCCCTGCACCTGCCATTATTAAATTTAAAGTTTTAGCAGTTGCTACGTAAGTATTTCCTATTTGTGTTGACGAACTTGATCTTGTTAATGTAAAATTACCTGCGGCAGTTACCGTTACGTCCGGATGATTCGTTCCGTCTGCAACAACCTGAACTGTTTGTCCTTCTAATCCAACTGCACCTGTAAAACTTGATGCTGTTGCACTTGATGTATGATAACCATCTAAATAAACTTCGTCTTCTGTAAGTTTTTCTAGAAATAATCCCGATTGTAATGTTGAACCATCGTTATCATATCTTCTTGTTAATACATATAACGTATCATCAACAACTCCTAATCCTTTAAATTGTCCGTGGGTTGTCCATTTGTTCCATCCTACAACTGAAAATTCTACGTTAATTCCTAATACACCTAATGTACCATCTGAATTTAGTGTAACTACGTAGTTTGTATTTTTATCTCCGTAATTTTTTAAATGTGAAATTTGTGATGCACCTGTTAATATATCGTGATGAATTAAAGAATAATTTTTTGCTGAATAGGCATCTGTATTAAAATTGTAAACAAATGCTCTACATTGTTTCCCTGATTTATCTGCAAATAAAACTTCGTTATCTACTACTGCTGGCTCTGTTGATCCTGAACCAATACCATATCTAGTTTGTTGTCTAACAAGTACGTTACTCGGAGTTACTGGTTCACCGCTCATGTCAAACTCACCATCTGATGTAAAAATAAAAAGTGATTGTTGTGATATTAAATGTCTAATAATGTTTAATTGGTCTGATGCAATAGTAAAACTAAATCCTGCATCGTCTGTAACGTCACCTGTTGTAGTTGTTGAACCACCCGATTCTGTTACAGTTTTTGTATAAGGATTAAAATTAAAAAAGTCACCCGATTGTGATCCAAATATTGTTTGTGGTTTATCTCTACTACCACCAAATATTAATCTATTTTGATGAAACGTTACTGAACGTGGCCATCCCCCGCCCGATGTTGCTGGTAAATTTGAAAATGCTGTTATTTCCCATTCATTACCACTTGCACCATCTGTATCAACTAAATCGTAAATTACTGTTGCCGCCATTACTGTTGATGACGATACTGTGTTTAATTTTACTAATCCACCATTAATGTTTACATACATATTTTTATGTCCTGCAGGGTAATCAGCATCTACCCAAGTATATGAACCCGAACTTAATGTCATGTTAATACTTCCTGTTGTTCCTGAAGGTGTAAGTGTTGTTCCAAAACTAAAATTAGCCATGGGTTCAAAATCAAAAGTTAAATTACTTGCTGTCCAATCTGTATTAACAGATCCCCTAATTAATTGTATTGGTTGTAAGTCTGGATGTACAAAAATCATTACATCAAACGATTGTGTAAATCTTACATCTGCTATTTCGTCTTCTGTAATTGGAAATACTTGTCCGCCCGAACCATTTGTTAAATGTGCAACTCTTGTATCTTGATAAAAGATATGCATCTGTGCTTCAACAGAATCGGTCTTTGGTTCTAATATAATAACATATTCTTGTCCGTCAGTATATTTGAATGGAATAATTCTACTTTGTAAATGAAAACCTGTTGTAGTTAAACTTGTTGATCCGTCTGGTGTAGTTGTTGCATCTGGATCTGCAGAAATATACTTAAAACCTTTTCTTTTTTGCATTCCGCCTTGTGGCAGAAGCAACATATTTTCGCAAGTTTCTAAACCCGTTTTGTATAATTGTGAATCCACTCTTCCATCCATGAACGGTCCTACTTGTCCAGTGTTGAAAGAATTTTGTGTAATTTTTCTTGTTGTCATTCATTAACTAGTCGGGTGTCTTAATCTACCTTGTATAAATGCACCACCACCTATATGTGCTTCTACTAATCTGCCTACAGGCATAATATTTCTTGGTGGTTCTTCTTGTGCATCAGCAATTCTAGCCGCTCTTAATTTCGTATTGAAATCTTCTGCTAATCTAGTAGTAAGTGTTCCGACTCCTGTGATTGCTTCGTTAATTTCTAATGCTAATTTCGAAACAAGTGCTTCAATAAAAAATGCTGGAAAGTTTGCTTCAGCCATGTCTTGAACATATTCTACAAATAATGTTTCTGTATTTGAATAAATTTTTGAACCTTGTACTTCATAATCAGTTACTATGTAACCTTGGTTATCAAATACACCTTTTACTCTAATTAAATCACCCGGTAATGAATGTACTTTTGTGTAACTTAAATCTACTGGTGTTTCTGTTAATAAATTTAATGCAACTTTAGTCATTGCAAAATTCCAAAATGTGTAATACATTAAACCTTTTTTTGCATTATCATACATTGTAGAACAAACGTTTGCTTCGTGTGATCCGTCTGTAAATGCAGAAATAGTACTTGCTCCACATTTTGTTAGTGATTGGTTTGAAATTGAAACTTTTGATTCAGCCATTGTTAATATTTCCTTTTAATAATGTTATTTATGAGTCAATAAAAAAGGCGGGCCTCCAACAATCTGTTTGTGAAAACCCGCCTTAAGTTTTGAGTAAGGAACGAGGTGCTCCTTTCTTAAGTTATTGATTACTCAGTAACTTGTAACTCTACAACACCGTCAGCGTCAATCATAGTTGCACCTAAAGACATTTCACCTAAAATAAGTGTAGATGCTTTTTGTGGAACATATGAAACATTGATAGATAGATCTTTACCAACTGCCGCGCCTATAGACTGTTTTTGGAATGCAAAACATTTTCTTACAACTGAATCTGCAGTTAAAAGATTTGATGTTATGACTCTAAAACCGAATATGTTAGGTATGTAGCCTGAAGACAAAGCAATATTTGATAATTGTCCGTCTGATGCTGATACCAACGTAGTGTCAGTTAAGATATCTGTAAGAGCCGCTGGTGAAACTAAAAGTACTCTATCATTAGAAGGTACATCAAGAGCGTTTAACGCCTCGTGTGCTTCTAAAAGAGCCGCTTTGTTTAAACCGTTGGCACCTTGTGCTGTTGTTTTAATGTTTGTAGGTGTACCATCATCTAGGGCATCAACTACTGCTTGGTCCGTTGCTCTCGCTAGGGCCGCCGCAATTGCTTCTGCAAAAGATTGACGTAAATCTACGTTTGTTTTTACTTCGTCCAAAGTTTGAACATACTCACCTGCATGATAATTTGCAAGGGTGCAAGTAACTTGGGCGTTCTGTGCTGTCGATCCCGAGTACGCACCAGGCGAAGTTAGGGATTTACTTGTGTCCGACATAACCACGATATCTTCGAATCGTGCTTTGTTTTTAATCGAACCACCTTTTGTTAAAGTGTTAAATTTGTAAGTGCTTCCAGTTACATTTCTAACTACTCTAACAGATCCCAAAAGGTTTGACGTAAGTTGCTGATAAGCGTGTTTTACATCATCACTAAACATAGTGCTGAATGCACTTGATACACTAGTACCAGCGTTTGCTACTAAAGCCATTTTATGGTCTCCTCATAGTTATTGTTTATAATTTAACGCTTTTTGAATTGTGTTATACTTGAATGGGCCTTATGGTTGTCCTTCTTATACAACGTTCTAGAACTTGTATTTCACAGCAATACCAACTGTTTGTAATCTTGTACAACCAAAGTAGGCCTTACGGTTATCTACGCAACTATTTATAAGTGGTAAGGAAATCTTTATCTGTTTTGATTATTATTTTAGGATAATGTGCTTGTATTTTTTCAAATGTATATGGATATCTCCATTTTGGCACTTGACAATGTGTCATACTTGAATTTGTATCTGTGTTACCCCTGTATAAACTTTTATGTCCTCCATCAAAACCAATAACATTAATTTCGTTATAACCTAATTGTGCGGCTAATACTATTGCTATTTCTCCTGTAAGCCAACTATTCATTCTAAAATATGGAAAACGTATTTCTATCATCTCTGGAATTGTTATTGTACTGTCATGTCTATGTGCTCTGTATGACATCATAGGTAGATAAACTTTCTTTACACTGTCTTTCGACATTTGTTCTAGTACACGTTTGTCTTTTGCTATTAGATATGTAGGGTTATATTCTTTGTATATTTGATTGCAACCAAATGTTGTATGATCTATATCATTTAATGCGTGTTTTTTACGACTATGACCGTTACCAATTATTGTACATTGCATACTGATTCAGAATCCAGTTTTTCCCATACATCAAATGAATTTTTATCCAGTGTTTTAAATCCTTTTTGTCTATCTATAAATTGATAATTTACTTCTTCCGGTTCAAATTGTGCTAACCACTGGATTACTATTGCTTTATTGAAATCTTTACAACTAAAAACATCTAATTGTATTTCACCTGTGTTCCAACTATGGAATGCTATGTGCGATGTTGTTATAATTGTTGTACCACTCCATCCTTCGTTGTTTGGTTCATCACAGTATGCTATGTGCGGACCTGACAATATTTCCATATCTATGTGTTTGATTAAATTTTCTATTTCTAAACGTAATCTTTCTGATGAATAGTTTAATAAGGGCGGGGCGTTTACTTTTGCTTGTACTAATAAGTGTTTATGAACTAGTCCCATTGTATATGTGCCCACGGCATTGGTCTGCCTTGATGATTTTTAATTACTTCCCCTGTCTCGATACAGTTTGCTGACATCATTTTTTTGTAACCTTTGCCAGATATTTTCCTGCATACAACTTGACAAGGTTTGTGTTCCTTGCCTTTGTAAAAATACTTGCGGTGCTTTACTTGAACACCTCTTCGTGTTTTTATACCTGCCATCGTCTGTATCCTCTATCATAACAGATACTATTTACGTTGACAGGTTATAAATTAGTATTTTTTACTTCTGACTTTTTTGCCAGTTTTTTTTGCATATGCTTTGGCTTTCTTCTTGCCTGCTTTAGAATATGCAAATGATTTTTTACCTACTTTTGGCATTATTTCTTCCTTTTTTTAGTATTTTTCTTTTTTGCTTTTTTCTTGTTTTTCTTTGTTGGTTTTTTCTTTTTAGCCATTGGTTTTACTCCTTTCTGTGTTTTTATATTTAAGTCCCTTATAATTTTTAAGTACATGACGGAAGTGATTTGACCTTGTTGTTAATTTACAATTTTTAACACTCCAGGCTTTGGTGTTATCCACCCTAGTAAGCCACAATCCATCTTTACCTTTCATGAACCATCTGCCTTTCCATATTTTAACAAATTCTTCAAATGATAAGTTCCACCCCTCATTTCTAAATTTTGCTTGTGTCTTTTTCAACATCCAAGCACGATATTGTTCATGTCTTTCCGGATCCGGACCACTTTTCCACATTATGGGGCGTGGGCCTTTTCCACCCACATATTTGCGTGTGCGATTTCTGTCCTGCGTTAAGTTTTTTTTATTCATTATAGCCATATTTTTTCCTTTGTTAATTATTTGTATTTATCCTCCTGCTGACCTTAAGGGTTGTTAGATTGATCTACGCTCCATTCACTAGCGTGAAGAACTCTTAAGCAAAATTGATTTGGGATTTTTTTGAAGAGTGGGATAAGGTGCAAAAACAATATGGCACAGTTCCAAGGGGAACCTGTTCTGCACCTGTATCCCCACAATTATTTATTTTGGTAGAACGCTTACTTAAAGCGATGGCCGAAAAAAATGGAAGTTACTACATAATAATAATATTGTGTTTTTTGGGGGCCCCTAGATGGTAAACTAAATGCATTTAAGCACTTGCAAAAATTTTAAAATATGCTATAATAATATTATAAAGTTAAAAAATAAAACTATAAAAATAAGGAGTATTAAATGCAAAAAAAAATAATGAACAGCAAGTTGGAAAAGGCTGGTAAATGTTGTGTAGACCCCAACAACCCCACTTTGTGGAATACAAGTGTTACAGCACATCGCCTTAACCAAATAATGGAAACAGCGGCTAAATTGGCTGAAGAAGATTATGGTGTAAACGTACCAAAGAAATATTGGAAAGAAAGAAGATTGCAAGGTCAAGTGCATTACCTTACAAAAGCAATTTACATTTACAACAGAGATCTGTTGGATGGTAAGGTGTAAACAATAAGGAGTAAAATGTTAAAAGCAAAAAACAAAAACAAATCTATTAAAGACAATACAATTACAATAGATTACAATAAGTTCTTAAACAACTTAATATGGCGAGCCGATGAAGCACCTACCTTCGAGGAATTTATGGACGAAGAAAGCAAATACAATAAGCAACAAAAGGCTCTAGATGAATAGATTAATAATTGCAATAACAATCGGAGTAAGCATTTACATATGCTTACATATATTTGCTAACAGCGTGGGTTTGTAGCAATACTGTAAGGTCTTCAATACTCCTTTTACAGTATTGCTTTAAACCCATGACCCACTAATCACCACCGTTTCGAAGGCTTCCGGACCCTGGTAACGGTGTAACCCAATCTGATTAATAATATAATAACTGTACGACCCATACCCCCTGGCCCAATCTGGTCCACCGTTCTTTACCAAAAAAATGGTTATTGAGCCATCCTATGGTGTTCCACGGTGGGGTACTGTTGCAAAATTGAGTTAAACTGCCCCTCCCACGCTGTTAAACGGTGGTAAATGTCACACACACGGTGGTTGTTGATTTAATTTACCATATGCACCATACGACCATATTCTTACCTGGTTGTAAATATTCCAAGCATTATATTCCGAAATGGTAAGGACTGGTAAAACACAGTGTCCTAAAAATCTGTTTTTAGAAAAACAGCCAAATTACCAACATTTAACACGCATTAAAACGTCGTTTACCAACAAAAACATTCCCATATAATTAAGATCAACTTCCAAAACTTACCAAACTTTACCGACCAAAAACACCAAAAACACCAAAAAAAAAATATTACGTGGGTGTACTCTAGCATCAGCAAAGTTGATCTTAACCGATCGACGCATCTGTAAGAGGCACTAAAGACGTTGCAACTACTGGAGTCACTTTTAACATACCATATAATTGATAGTATAAATACAACGGAGTATATGGCAAAGATCGAAACACTACAACAAGCACGACGCATAATCAACAGTATTAAGCGACAAAGCACAGTTACAACTAAAGAATGTACCAAATGTGATCCGACAACAGAATGGTTAAAACGTGATGTAGCACAGCGTTACCAACTAGTATACGGGGAGTGGCTACGTACTGGTAATAAGAATTACGAGTGGCTATTAAAAGATTTACGCAAAGAGTTACCAACAGTGGAAGAACAGCAAGACGACCATATGATTAGCAAATGGTACAATGACAATTACGGTGAATTGCAACGTGCACCTGATGGATACAACGAGGCGGAGTATACAGCAACTATTACCAAGTTGGACAGCACGTATGAAGCGGAGCATAAAGCCACAGACAAAACGTTGGACAATATTAAAGAAGAGGCAGACCATGGTGGTAATAAGATGGTAAAAAAAGCATTTAGACGATGGTTTAAAGAGTATGATGCTGGAGCATATAAAAGTGAATATAAAGGTTGACAATAAAATGTTAATGTGTTACAATTAAAGTGCAAAGGAGCAAATATGACAAATAATATAAAATGGTTAAAAAGACGTGAAGCATTGGAGTTAGCAAAAAACAACCCAAAGTTGTGGATAGACTACTGCAATCAAGACAAACGTTTAACGCATATTTTAGACGATGATGCTGTTGGATGTGAGACGTATTACCAAGTAAAAGATGATGGTAAATGGAGCACTATGGTATTGCACAGCACTAAAGATGCAAAATTATGGAAAAAGTTAATTACCACACGAAAATTGGAAATGGTAAAAGATAAAAGGTAATACCAAACAATAAGGAAAAAAAGGAAAATTTTTTTTGGTAACTCTTACCAAGGAATGACCCATTCTGTTTTTTTTTTAGATTTTTTTTATGGTAATCGCTACTAATGAATGACCCATTCAGAATGTAATTGTTCTATACGATCCCTGTGATACTGAATAGGATTTATTTTATGCACAGTAAACATTTCTAAAGGAGTAAACAACTCCGATTTAAATTTAGGGAATGATTGTTTTGTTCCCCATTCAAATACAGTTTCAACTCGAATGCTAGGTACTGCTCCCATAGGTTCTTCACATAATGGTGCTACAGGTGTCCATTCACCTTGTACTTTGCACCAATACAGTTCACGTGAACCTAATGCTTCATAATCTACTATATCTCTTTGCTGTGCGGGTTTTGTACTCATAATGTCGCTAATAATCCAATAACAACTGCCAGTTCAACCACTATAATCGTGTGGTATAACGTCCATAGAACGGTGTAGTTTGCGTTTTTTTGTTTCATATAAGCCAAGCCACCATTGCATATCTAAATCCTCTAGTAACAGGTCTAACAGCGTGTGGAAAACACAAATTGCTAGGAAACACAACTCCGTCACCTGCACATAGATAACGGAATTTGTGCTTATCCTGCCAGAAAGTTAGTTCTCCACCGTCATAATCGTTGTTTAGATATATGCTTAATGATAGTATACGTTCAGCACCGCCATAGTGATCTATGTGTTCTTCAAAGTAATGTCCTTCTCCATAACGCATTATTTGTATGCCTGTATGTGCAGTTGTACCATGATGATATGGATATGTTTGCTGTATGTGATATATTGCTTTGCTAATTTGTTCTACGCACACTCCCCTGTGTTCATTCATCATTGTAAAATGACACTTACGGTGTTTAGTTACTTCATTTTGTGTATTGGATACTGCCGCTTTTGCAACTTCCCAACCATCCCATGCATCACTGGCGTCTGGTTGTTGTTCTGCCCAAGCAATTATTTGTTCGCAGGTATCGGGTGCTAGTAAATTTTGATATACTTGCACATAATCACGTAAATCTGTACTGTCTGCCAAAACAGATTGCATCTACTTTTTCTCTAATCTATCTAGTTTTTCGTATAGTGCGTATAGTCTTTGCTGGTGGGCATCCGCTAGGGGGTCCCCTGGTGGTAATTTCATCTTTGGATCACCACGCATTTTTTGTATTTCTTCTCTAACTTGAATTGGGTCATCACGCATAGATATAGTGTTGTTTTGTATTGGATTAGGGTTTCTACCTTGTTCCATTAACTGTTCTAAATACATAATACCTTCTGCAGAATCCACTAAAGGTGTATTCAATACTCTTTCAGGTAATGTATTTGCATACTTTTTAACTGCTTGTAGTCTATTTTCATATTGTTGACCCCATTGTTGTTTTAATGCAGTTTCTTCTTTTGTAAGATCAGTTCTTGGTGCATTTTGCATTTGATCTTGTAGTTTTGCTAATTGATCACTGTATAATGCAAGTGCAGTTTTAACTTGACTTTGTGAAAAGTTTGCTTTTTTGAATACGTCGCTAACTTCTTTTGTTAAGTCTTCTGGCATATCAGCAAGTCCAACATCTTTTGTAACTGAAAAATCATATTCTTTTGGTACATGGGTAGTCATTTTCTTTTCTAACTCACCATATGATTTTGCGAGGTCTTCAGGTGTTTTAAACTTTTCTGGTAACCATTCTGGTCTTGTTTCTTCTTTAGTTTGTTCTTCTGTTTTTGCAACACTTGTATCAGGTTTTACTTCTTCTTGTGTTGTTTCTAACAAGCCAGTATTAGTGTTTTCAACTGGTGCTTGTTCTTGTGTTTGTTCTTGTGTTTGTTCATCAGCCATTAGATTATGTGCTCCTTATTATTTTGAACAGCACTTTGCTCCTTCATCATATTTCTTATACGTCTAATCAACTGTTGTTGACCGATAATATAAACTGCCGAATAGGGATTTGGTGAGTCAGAACTTACTCTTGTTTGATTTACGACTCTTTCTAAATCTTCTATGACAGCCTGGCCAGCAGGTGATTCAAATATTTGACGATAAAATTGTTGAAGTTGTTTTGTTGATTTCATATTTTCCGTACTGTTTATTTTTAGTTAAGTTCATTTGTATTTATACAGTATTAAACTGGTGTATTAGGATTTGGTTGCTGACCAGCAATTTGTTGTGCAACTTGCTGAAGTTGTAATGCTTGTTGCTGTTGCTGTGCTTGTTGTAATAGTTCTTCAACTTCACTTACACTACGAACAGCCTCAACAGAAAAATCTCCATCCCTTAAAACTTTTCTTGCAAGTTTTTGAGTGTTGATGTTAGCCATTGCTTCAGGCCCTAATTGCTGTATTATTTGTAATAGTTGTAAGTCTCTTTGTATTTCGGTTAATGCAATTCCTCTTTTAACTGCAGAGTTAACTACTAATTCAAATTGTTCTCCATCTATTACAAACTCTTCTACTTCACCTCTTTGTTGCAATCTTACGATAAGATTACTAATTACAGGTTTTAAAAATTCTGCTTCAAGACGAAGTCCTGCAGGACCCAAACGTCTATAAAATTCTGCTTGACGTGTTTGTATTTCTGTAGCAGTTTGGTATTTTGATTCTTCTGGTGGTAATATAACATCATTAAACAACATTCTTCTTATCTGTGTTCTATGATCTTGTATTGTTGCTTCAGTAATATTAAGTTGTCCTCCGAAAGGAACTGGTTTTAATTCACTGTCTACAGTGATTACATCACCTGGATTTAATCTCATATTACTATAATTTACAGCAGTATCACTAGATACCATCCAAGCACCCATACTCAAATAAGCCGCACTTGTCATAAACAACAGTTGTGCTTCATTAACTACTCTTATATGTGGTAACGCTTCTCTGATTGGACTAGATCCCCACGTGTCTCCAACTGTCTTACCAAATCTAAACACTACAAACATTGGTACTTTCATTTTTCTTGTTTCCATTATTTGTGCTTCTTTACCTATTTGTACTGTGTACGTGTACTCTGTTTCGTTTGGCATACGGAAACAACTTTCTAATACTTTGTGTTTTTTATACGGGTTTTCTGAACATATTGTTCTTAAATTACTATCAAGTCTATCACTATATTTTTCAAAAATATATTGTCCAGTAAGTTCGTGTTCCCTGAATACTGTATCTATTTCACCTTTTGCATTGTCTAAAAAATACAATTGATAACTTGGAATTGCTATAAAATTAACATTTTGGTCTTCGTACATACCAATACATCCACAGCCAGAAATAACTGCATCTGTTAATGCTTCTGAAGCCGCTACATAAAAGTTTGAATCTTTAATTGTTTTGAATACTGTTCTGTTTGCAAGATCTAATGCTTTTTTAACATCTGATGCAACACGTTCTTTAACATCTTCTCTAACTGATAACGTTGCCCATTGACTTGACTGTGGTATTAATAAGTTAAGAATTGTTGAAACTAAATTTTGTACGCCATCTGGTGCACTTGAATCGTATATTTTTGTTCTGTCTGTTTTACTAGTATCGGCTCTGTAGATATCTCTATTTGGTTTTGTGTACTTGTATGCTTCGGATATTTCATCTTCGTGAACTTGTCTAGCATCTTTGGCCAATTTAAAGGCTTTCGAAATATATTGTTCCATACTTTATTAGTAATTTGATATTGAAGTAGTTATATCTGCGTTTAATGGCGTTATAGTATTTGCCGCTGTGCCTACATCAGTTGTTCCAAATAATCCACCTGCAATATCTCTTCTTGTTATCAAACTTGATCTCCCTCTTCTTCTGGCATTTTGTCTAATTTGTAATCTTTTTGCTTTACGTCTGTCATCTGCTAGTTGGCTTGCCGCTCTTGAATCAGCATCTGCTTGAAGTTGTCTTTGTGATTCAAGTTGTTGTCTTTGCATTTCTGCCGCTGAAGGCATCTCTGGAATTTTAGGAAAACACATTAGTAGCCTCCTCCTAATAATCTCATAACGTTTTGTGCCGCTTTCAATGTTGGTTGTAATAAATTTTTTCTAGCACCTAACTCGTTTGGATCAGTAATACCTAATGGCGATCTTGATCTAATCAATACACCTCTACCTCTACCTGCCGCAGTTAATCTTCTACCACTTCCTCTTCTGCTACTTCCTGTTGGTGATGGTGATGGTGCTGGACTTGGTGGCGGTGGTGGTGGTGGTGGTGGTGGCGGTGGTGGTGGTGGTGATATGCACATCATCCTTGCAACCGGGCCTGTGTATTCTGATGATAATTCTTCTATGATGTTAAAATCTTTGTCCCAAACTAGTTTTGAATAAATTTTCATTGTTGTCAGTCCTTTTTCAAATTCCTTTTCGTGCGTGTAATATTATACACAAAAAAAAATAAATAAATTTGTCAGTCCAATTATTTACCTGGTTTCTGTGTTTAATTGATCTTAAATGACGAACCAGCATTGTTGAGAGGGTTATAAATCTTACCAACTTTAGATACATCTACGGCTATATTAGGCAAGTAGTTTATTGCTTCACAAGTTGCATCAATGCAGTCATCTTTTTTATTCCTTGGAAACGCTTGTAGTTCATCCATAAACGGCGTATCTTTATCTACCTTTTTATGCACATATAATCTTCCAACTTTAATAATAGGTTCAATTGTTTGTGCTATAAACACTTTTTTATTTGTTGTTCTAAATCTTGGTACAATATTCACAAACACTTTCATTTCTTTTGCTGTTCTACGTAACTCTGCCGCCAACGTTGCACTAAAGTTTTCCTCAACAATAATATGACTTAACTTATGATAAGCACACGCAAGTATAACCTCCCTGCATTGTATTTTAAAATCTTTTGTTGCTTCGTCTACTGCTGATAAAACTTTTAAATCGTGTACGAATGTATTTCCATCTTCATCGCGGGCACAAATTGATAATACAGATTGATCTCTATTTTTTAAGCCACTCGCAACGTCCCATGCGCCTACTAATCGTGTTATATTTCTTTTACCTAATCTACAGGCAGTGATATAATTACCAAACGGTTGTGATATACTACTCCATTCCAACTCTTCTTCATAGTAATTGATTTTATCAAGATCAATTAACGGTTGATATGTAGTTTGTGGAATCAACATATATTGTGAATTAAAATCACCTTCTGTTGTTTCACGCTTTTGTTGATCTAACCAATTATAACTAAACATTTCTTCTGGGTGATCCGGCCAAGCAAGGTAGTTTTCTACTTTATCAGTTGAGTCTTCTTGTTTAACTGTACGTGTTCTAATCACCGGTATCTTCTTTTCAAGATATCCTATGTCTTGTAGATGCAGATATATAGACTGTTCATGATGTGGTGTACCAAACATTAAAATTTGTTTTGAAAGTTTTCCAAATTCAGCAATACGTTGTTTATTTTTTTCACGCTGGTCTGCTGTAAGGCAATTATCAGAAGTTTCTATGTCGTCCGCAATTGTTGTTGAAGCATGGAATCCTGTAAAACTTGCTCCTAGTGAACTTACAGTAACAGATGGATTAAGTTGCATCACTGGTCGTTCAACTGTAAAAGTTTCTGCTTTCCATTGATACAAATCACTTTTCATATGCTGAAGCATCGGATGTGTTTCAATAAGATTCCGTATGAATAAACTGTTACGTAATGCTAGATTACGTTTAGCAGATATCAATAAACACGTCCAGTTTGGATCTGTTAGTAACTTCCAACAAATATATGCACCTAAAATATAAGATTTGCCTCCGTGCCTAAACACCTGGCACAATCTTCTAGGTTCATGATCAGTTGATTCTAACCAGTCAGCAATTTCACAATGTAAATCCGGCGTATCTTGATTTGATACAATGTTTAATGTATCTAAAAATACTTTGAAAGATGTTTTTAGCATTACTCATTTTTTGCTTGTATTCTCTTTGTAGCCATATCTAAAAGTTTAGCCGCTTGTGTTTTTTCCTCTTTTGAATTAGTACCTGTTGGATGCACTGCACCTGATGATGCTTGTGCTAGATATTTTAACATTTGTAATTTTGATCTTTTACTATTGTCAAGAAATGTAGTCTTTTTAATAAAATCTTTATCGCTTCTATCTGGATAAGGTGTATCAAAAAGATTTTTTGCTTCATCCATTTCTTTTTCCCAATACGTATCAGCAAAACCTTTTAAAATGTTTAACCACTCTTGTTCAACTCTATTTTTCATTTGTGATCTCTACTTCTTTATCTTCTTTTTTTGGTAATATTGAAACTATTTTTTCAAATAGTTTACCTACTGTTGTTAATTCAGCCGCTCTAAATATACCACGCTGTGTTGCTGTATCTATTATTCTTGCTATAACGGCTAACTCTTGATCTGTAAGTGTTTGTTTCATATTTTTCCTTTTTGTTATGTTGTTGTTTCTGTTCATTTAAACGTGCTGTGGATATTTTTGGTCCTTGCAAAGAGTCAAATATGATTCACACAGCACGTTACTTTATAAGTGTCATCAACTTGCGGGAGCAATGCCTATGACGCTAATATTTATTCAATGTCTAGTTTTACGTTTGTTTTTTTGTTTTTTATAATAATCAAACCATTTTTCTTTATAAACTGGTAAGTTATCTGTAATTAAATCAGGATTTTGTTTTAACCATTCTTGATCTTTTGTTGTGGCTCTTTGCTCATCCATTGATTTTTTTACTGCTTGACCAGATAATTGTGGTTCTTCATCTTCAAAATTATCAGGTTTAAAGTAAGGATTTAATGATAAGTTTTCATTATAATATGTTTTAAGTGCGTGTTTTATTTTAACAAACGCTCTTACAAACTTCATTAACTGTGAAGACGTTATATCCCTATTCCTTCCTCCACGATGTATGGGTGCAATATTTTGTGCCATTCCGCCAATTATTTCTACATCATGCGTATTCCAACCTGGTAATTGTTGTTTTGCTAACAGTTCGTCTACAATTGATTGTACGTTTGCAAGATAAACATATGCTGATACCCTTTCGCTTGTTGATCCTACTACCATTATTGCTTTTTTAAACTGTCCTTTTGCGTCAACGTATCCTCCTGATTGGGGTGTATGTAATTTACTCATATTATTTTTTATCCTCCTCAATCTCCTTTAGTGCAT